AATATAAACACGGGGTGGGCGTAAACACCCGCCCCTTTTTTTTAACAACAAAATAGAAAAAATATGCCAACTTGTGGAACTTTATTAGGAAGATACGAACCATGTAAGCAGTTTGTGGGCGGTATCAAAGGTGCGTTCTTCGTACCCTTTGAATTTACAAACGCAATTGCAACTGATGGAAGCGGTTTAGTAACTCAATTGAATAATGGTGCAACTCCACCCGTAAAATTGACGGGTTACTTTTGGGAGTTGAAAGGTTTGTCAACCATTGAAACTGCGGTTATTGCATCACGCGATAACGGAACATCCGCATACGAAACCACCTTTACTTTGTCATTCAAACCAAGCGGAAAAACTCCCGTAACGGGAGATTCTGATATGGATCAATTGAAGGTTTTGACACAAGGTAGATGGCAAATCATCGTGTGGGATAGAAACGACCAATTTTGGTTGATTGGTGCAACTTTGGGTTGTGATGCCAATGGCGGAACATCTTCATGGGGTGTGCAAATGGGTGATGCTCGTTTGAATACTTTGACTTTCATGTCAAGCGAACCAAACCCTCCGATGGCAGTAGATGCCGACACTTATGCTGAATTGTCAACAAGTGTTATTACCGTTATTACTGGGGCTTAATTTGATTTCAGTTTTATAGTTTGACGACCCTCACCAAATCGGTGGGGGTTTTCTTTTGTAACAAAAAGTTAGAATTGCGTTTTATAGTATATGCACATCAATAACACATCCACATCAGTTACATTCACATCGTTCGTGGATTTTGAAGGTGTGTCAACGGCAACCATTGAGGTATGGCATAAACCCACAAAAACGATGGTTTCCACCACGACTGCGTGTGTGAAGTCATATTCCTTCATCACAATGAATTTACCCGCTTTAACGCCAATTAACGCAGTGGCAAAGAACACGGATGAATTATTGTTTCGTGTGTACAATGGGAATGTGTTGATTTGGGAGGTTTTGGGATATTGGATTACGGGAACAACAAACATTTACAACACTTGGAAGCAGTTCACAACAACTGCACCTGGTACACCTAATTGGAAAACACTATGAGTTTAGAATTTATACAATTACAATCATACACCGCACCATCCATCATTGAGCAAAAGAACAAAGATTGGGTTCAGTATGGGGATGATAATAATTACTACCAATATCTGATTGACCTATACCATTCATCACCCACCAACAATGCGTGTATCAAAGGCACTGTTGACCAAATCTTTGGTAAGGGGTTGGAGGTTACAAGGGCATCAAGGGATTTGCCAGGTTACATTGAATTCAAAAAGTTGTTCAGTGCGGATGACCTTCGTGCCGTTGCAATGGATTTGAAGATGTTGGGGCAAGCATCATTTCAACTTGTAAAATCAAAGGACCGCAAAAAGTATGTCCAAGCCAAGCACTTTCCACAACAAACCCTTCGTCCCGCCAAGTGCAACGAAAAGGGTGAAATTGAAAAGTACTATTATTGCCCTGATTGGGCTAACATGAAGCGTAACCACACGCCGATTGAATTTAGGGCGTTCGGTTATGACCAAAGTGCAAACGAATGTATTTTAACCATCAAACCATATTCTACGGGTTCGTTTTACTTCGCACCAGTGGATTACCAAGGCGGTACGCAATATGCCAACTTGGAAGCGGAGATTTCCAATTTCCATATTAACAACATCATGAATGGGTTAGCCCCATCAATGTTGATTAACTTCAATAACGGGCAACCACCCGCAGAGGTTAAAGACACTGTGGAAGCCCAAATCAAACAAAAGTTTGGCGGATCGTCAAACGCGGGAAGGTTTATTATCTCGTGGAACGATGGCAAGGATTCAAGTGCGGATATTACACCCGTTCAATTGAGCGATGCCCACAACCAATATCAGTTCCTTTCCCAAGAATCCATGCAGAAAATCATGGTGGCGCATCGTATCGTATCGCCATTACTTTTGGGTATTAAGGACAACACGGGATTTGGTAGCAACGCAGACGAATTAAAATCAGCGTCTATCTTGTTTGATAATGTTGTGGTACGACCTTTCCAACGATTGATTATTGATGCAGTTACCAAGGTATTGAATTTTAACGGGTTTAATTTGAATCTTTATTTCAAGACCTTACAACCTTTGGAATTTACCGATTTGAGTGGCAATGTCATTGATGATGAAACCCGTGAAGAAGAAACGGGTGTATCCTTGGCAAGTCAAAAAAAAAAGATTGATTTAGCGGATTCATACACAGATTACCCCGAAGGTGCAAAGAGCAACGCTAAAAAGGCGTTGGATTGGGCAGAAAAGAACGGATGGGGTGAATGTGGAACGCCAGTAGGCAAAGCCCGTGCAAATCAGTTGGCAAATGGTGAACCCATAAGCCGTGAAACCATTGCAAGGATGGCAGCGTTTCGCCGTCACCAACAAAACAAAGATGTACCATATTCCGAAGGATGCGGTGGTTTGATGTGGGATGCATGGGGTGGTGATGCGGGTATCCGTTGGGCAGAAAGTAAATTAAAGGAAATTGATTTATCCAAAGACATGACCATCGCAGATGAAAAGTCATGGATTGAACATTTGAAGGATAAAGGCGAGATAAACAACGATGAGGAATGGGAATTGATTGATGTGCGTGAAGTTGAGGATGCCGATGAAGAAATGAAATTTAATTTGGCGTATGACAACCCCAATAAAAAAAGTGATGACGATAAAGGGGTGTACAAAATCCGATACCGTTATGGTCCTGATTTCGTATCCAACAAATCAAGGGAGTTTTGCTCTACAATGGTTCAAGAAGCCAAAAGCGGAGTGATATTCCGTAGGGAAGATATTATCCAAATGGGTGATGCGGGTGTGAACGGACAATTCGCCCCAAGCGGTCAAAGTTCCTATTCAATTTGGAAGTACAAAGGTGGTGTAAATTGTCACCACAGATGGGAACGATTGACATTCAGACGCAAACAAGTCAAAGGAAAGTTTTTACCAAAACAACCAAACGAGGTTGGGGAAAGTAGGGATTTAGATAATTACAACGAAGTATCAAACAAAAGCGCAGACAATGCGGGTGTGCCATTCTCACCAAGTGGGTGGAATACCGCCAAGACACGCCCCATTGATATGCCAAACAAAGGATCATTAAAAAACAAATAAGATGTACGCAAACGATGACATATTACTGGTTGACAAAGAACTAATCTTCAAATACACTCAATTGGGTGGTAATGTGGATGTGGACAAAATTTATCCCTTTGTTAAAATCAGTCAAGACATACAAGTTCAAGAACTTTTGGGAACGAAGTTGTATCGGTACATTTTAACCCAGGTTGAAAACGGAACATTGACGGGCAACTACCAAACTTTGGTTTCGCACTATGTTCAACCGATGTTGATTCATTACGCCATGGCTGATTTGTTGTTGTTTCATGGTTATGAGGTAAGCAATGCGGGTATTTTGAGGAATTCACCCGAAAACACCACATTGCCAGACAAAACCGAAATTGATACATTGGTTCAACGCCAAAGAAACATCGCGGAAACTTATCGTAGACGGGTTGTGGATTATTTGAGTTACTACCCACAATTATTTAGCCAGTACACCGAGGACCAACAAGCGGGGGAATACCCAAATACAAATCCGTCAAACTATGTTTCATGGAATCTGTAAAGAAAACATACAAACCAAAGGATGAAAAGGTCAAGAAATTGACCAACTACATGACGCAGTTGAAAACCATCAATAAGGTGAAGTGTGATTTGTTTGTCAAAGGTGGTAAATTATTAACACTTATCATCTTGTTGACGGGATGTTCTGCGCAGTGGCATTTAGAACAAGCCATCAAAAAGAACCCCGCCATGGCACAAATAAGTGTGTATGGCATTGATACCGTGTTTGTGCGTGATTCTGTGACCATTACAGACACTTTTACAACAAAAACGATTGATACCCTCACAATTGAAAAGGATGGCGTTAAAACGATTGTATATCGAAATCACGATGTGATAAGAGTTCAAACAATTGTAAAGGCAGATACCATCCGTTACACCAAGACAATTCAGTTACCACCACAAATTCAGTACAAAGAACGCATCAGCGTACCACAAAAAATTGGCGTAGCGATTGGATCGGTGTTATTTTTACTTTTACTTTTTGCATTGATAAGAAAATGAGCAATTGGAACAACCCTAATAATCCGAACAACACACAGAATGGGTGGAAAACCCCATCAAGGTCATCCCCACAAGGTGGTGGAACACGGGCGTGTTTGTGCAAGGACAAAAACACATACTCCAAAAAGTGTTGTGATGGCACTTTGTGGGCGCAAGGCATTGGGCAAATCACACGAACACCAATAATTATTGAAACGGGCTTTTTGCTACAACAAGATGGGTCGTTTATATTACAACAAGATTCAAGCAAAATCATAATAACAACATAAAATGGCTGATAAGAAAATAACCGATTTAACGGCAATTGTAACCATCGCAAATGATGATGTATTGCCAATTGTAGATATCAGTGATGATATTACAAAAAAAATTAGCATTGCCCAAATAAAATCCCAATCACCCGTTCAAAGTGTAAGTGGAAGAACGGGGAATGTAACATTAACAAAAAGCGATGTTGGATTAAGCAATGTAGACAATACAAGTGATGCCGATAAGCCAGTAAGCACAGCCACACAAACGGCATTAAATGCTAAACAAAACACATTATCATTAACCACAACGGGAACAAGTGGTGCGGCAACTTTGATTGGGTCAACTTTGAACATCCCACAATATAGTGGTGGTGGAAGTACCACATGGGGATCCATCACGGGTACTTTGTCAAATCAAACCGATTTGCAAACCGCGTTGGATGGCAAGGTTGATGAAAACGCCGCGATTACGGCATCTACAAAAACCAAAATCACATACGATTCAAAAGGTTTGGTAACTGCGGGTGCGGACTTATCGGCAAGTGATATTCCAAGTGGTATTGATGCTTCCAAAATTAGCACGGGAGTAATCAGTAATGCGGAATTTGATTATTTGAACGGGTTGACCGACAATATCCAAACTCAATTTACGGGCAAACAACAAACACTTGTTTCAGGTACAAACATCAAAACAGTAAATTCAAATTCACTTTTGGGTTCGGGGGATGTAGCGGTACAAGCAACATTGGTGAGTGGCACAAATATCAAAACCATCAATTCAACAAGTTTGTTGGGTAGTGGTGATATTAGCGTAGCACCCGCAACGGGAATTAATGCCACGGCAATTGCGGATGGATCGGTTACAAGCACCGAATTCCAATACATCAATTCACTTACAAGCAATGCACAAACACAGATTGATTCTAAGACCAATAAACTTGTAACGGCAAACAGACAGACCGCATCCTATACTTTGGTTTTAAGCGATGCGGACAAATTGGTTGAGATGAATGTGGGCAGTTCAAACAACTTGACAGTCCCCGCATCAACTTTTTCAGCGGGTACACAAATCTTGTTGGCTCAATATGGTGCGGGTCAAACAACGGTTGTGGCGGGTAGTGGGATGACAATCCGAAGCAATGGTGCAAAGTTGAAATTGAACGCCCAATATAGCGGTGCAACTTTGGTATTTATTTCGGGAACAGAAGCATATTTATTTGGAGATATAGCGTAATGATTTTAGCAAGTCACGGAATTATAGCAAGTTCAATCTTGCAAGTTGACCCCGATTGGTTGGCATACTATAACCGCGTTATTGCAGCGGGTGGTTCACTTTCAACAACTGAACAAAACGCCACAAAGACTTTGGTAGCCGATTTGAAAAGTGCGGGGATTTGGTCTGCAATGAAAGCCGTTTACCCAATGGTTGGGGCAAGTGCGGCAGCGTGTGCGCAAAATTTGAAGAGTGCGAGTTTTACGGGTACATTTACAAGCGGTTGGACTTTTGCGAGTACGGGGGTAACGCCAAATGGAACGAGTGCGTATATGCAAACCAATTTCATACCATCAGTTGAGATTGTAAGCGCTTCTTCAAATCATATATCTTTTTATTCCAGAACAAATGAATCAGTTGCTACTAATTGTGAAATGGGCGCATTTAATACTTCGATTGGCACTCCAATTGTGATGTTAGCAATTAAATCTAATGCTTCTGGTATGGATAGATATGAGTTGAGGAATTTTTGTTTGAATGGCAATTTTGGACCTACACCACCTTCAGACACAAGAGGTTTTGCGTGTAATACAAAGATTTCAAGCGGTGCAGTTAAAGGATTTTGGAACAATTCATTAATAGGTAGCGCAATCGTGGTAGACGCTTTAACTAATCGTGAGATTTATATTGGCGGGAGAAATTCAAATGGTACTGCAAATACATTTTCATCCAAACAATGTGCTTTTGCATCCATCGGTGACGGCTTAACAGACACCCAAGCATCCAATTTTTACACCGCAGTACAAGCGTTTCAAACCACTTTAAGCCGAAATGTATGATAGGTTACACACTTACACCCGAACTGCACAACCAAGTACAAGGGCAGTATTATACGCCCTATGAGTTTTTTAATTGCGTTCAAGATATTAACGGAACTTGGTTTTTGTTTTTAAGTGAGCAAGACAAAGAAGAAGTATTCACTAATATGCAATGGCATTGGATTCTTGATTTACCCGAAGCCGAATACATCCCACCACCACCACCACCATTCCCACCACAATCATAACAATTGATTTTGAAATCGTTTTATTAGAATATGACCGCCGTCAAGAAAACCCCCAATGCGTTGCCCGTTTCGTTTGACCAATTTCGCAAAAACCCAATTGCAGCCGTGGCCTTTTGTATGCTTGTTGCTGTTTCTTATCTTTACTTTGACCTTCGTTCGGGCTATAAAGAACAAATTGAAAAGGCAAACCAAAAGATAGAAGCGTTGGATGTGAAGATTGACAAACTCACATATGCCCTTAAAAAGTCCGATTCGTGTTTGGCCGCAACCATGACCGAAATCCGCATCATGCAAACAATGAAAAAACTATGAAAAACCTTTTAATCGTATTTAGTGCATTGTTTATCACTGGTTATGTGTTCACAATTGCCCACGCCAAACAAAGCCCACAGATTGACGAAATAGACGCGTTGCTTAACAAGGTATCAAAAAACATTCAAAGCGCGGGAGAAGTCACCAAAATGGCTCAAACGATGAACGCGGAGATGGTTCAATCAAAGGTTGCAGAAAAAGAAGCGTTAAAAGCGGATGTTGCCAAGGCACAAGCCAAGGCGGAAAAGTATGCAAAGACCATGATGTTCATGGGTGTTGACACGGCGGACATGGACACATTGAGTATGAACAATATGCTAAAACTAAACGGAATGTAATGGCAACCAAGGTTAAAAGTAATACGGTAACATTCCGTGTGAAGCCCAAGAAGAAGTTGGGCAGACATACGAAGCACATCAATAAACACAAATCAAAAAAGCCCAGTGTGGGTCAAGGATAATGGATAGATTTAAAGCAAATGTAACGGGCATTGTAGCCATCCTAATTTTGGCATTGAGTTATGCCATTCTATTTTCAATAATCTTTTGGGATTTTCCAACGGATCAAAAAGACATTTATTTTACCATTGCGGGTGGGGTAACATCCATTGTTACTATGGTAGTATCATTCTATTTTGGCGCATCAAAGAAACAAGATGAAAATTAAACAAGTACCATTCAGAGCATACAATCGCGAAGCGGTTAAAAAGACCCAGGTGTATTTACACCACACGGCAGGAAACGGAAGCGGTGAACAAACCTTTGCATATTGGGAAAAGGTTGCCAACAAGGTTGCCACTTGTGTTGCCATCTCAACAGACGGCACAATCGTACAAGGGTTTGGAAGTGAGTATTGGGCGTACCATTTAGGGTTAGGCACAAAGCATTTCATGGGGCATGGTTGCCCGTATCTTCCTTTGGATAGAACATCCATTGGTATTGAGGTTTGCAATTGGGGACCAATCACCAAAAAAGGCACAAAGTATTACAACTATGTGGGTGGAGAAATACCATCGGATGAAGTGACTGAACTTTCAACGGCCTACAAAGGATACAAATTGTGGCATAAGTATACAGACGAACAGATTCAATCCGTTAAGGACTTGTTAATCCTTTGGAATGAAAAGTACGGCATAGATTTAACCTACAACGAAGATATTTGGGTTGTAACCAAGCGTGCATTGAAGAACGAATCAGGTGTATTCACCCACAATTCAGTTCGTGCGGACAAGGCGGATGTGTATCCTTGCCCCCGTTTGATTGAAATGTTGAAGTCACTCACAAAGGAAAAGTAACCATTTACAAATAAAGTGGGTTTTTGCTCACTTTTTTTGTGTGTTAGACCATTTGAAATTTGGAATTACAAATTATTTGTTGTTCTTTTGAATCATGGAAATGACAAACGAACCAAAAAACATCATCAGCATCCCAAGAATTGAGAGCAAGATGTTCGCAAAAAACCAAGAAAAGTACTACGCCAATCAAGAATCATTTTATGGTACTTGCGCTTGTTGCGGTCAAGGTATCAAAGAACCTAAATTCTTTATCAACACCATTTGGGGTGGCGATATGTACCCAGCAAACGACACAAACGAATACGATGACGCATGGACAATGCCAATCGGTAGCGAATGTGCCAAGAAAGTTCCAACAGAATACAGAATTTCAACGGGGGCTTAATGCCCCCACTTACAACTATGGAAGCAATCATCAACATTTACGAATGTGTTTATCGCACAGAAAGCGGAAAGGAATTGTACACCAAAACATGGTATGCACCAACCTACGAACACGCCTTTCGCATGGCTGAAATTTACCGCACAGTCACTTTACACGATGCATTTGATTTTATATTAAAACGCATTTAATTTGGAATTGCAAATACTTTAACCTATTTTTGAAAAGACAAATAACATGGATATCATTTACTTAATCATCGGAACACCCATCGCATTTGCCATTGGTTATTCATGGCACTGCATCAAACGCAACAACAAGCGTTTTGAGAACACACAAGAAGCAACCCCATACCAGTTTGAAAAGGATGAATACATCCCCGAATTCAATGAGTTCACTCAAATGTTGGTTCAACGCAGAATGTACAAAGGCAAAGCAAAATGATAGAAACACTTTGGATTACGCAAAAGCAATTGGATAAGATGAAGGATTACATCATTCAATACAGAAAGCCATGGAGTGTGGATGCCAAACTCATGCACGATGACCACATGATATTGTGGGAAGTAACCATTGAAGGGCAAATGACATACTCCGAAGCATTTCACTTTGGTATGGCAATAGAGGGAACTATATGACACTTTATTTTAGAACCCTTTTTGAATTGGATGCGGTTGAAACCATTTTACAACGCAGAACATACAAGAACATCAACATCATTGAAAAGCATTACCAAAACAACGGCACTTATTCCATAACCTTTGAAGGGCATGAGGATTGGCAGTTGTTCACACTTGGACAAGCACATCAAATAATCATCATAAATGACAACACACGAAGCACTAACACAAGTATTTAACAAAAGCAACAAAGAGTTGGCGGAGTTATTACACGCCAATTACGCAACAGTTACAACCTGGAAATTCCAATTCAAACGAAACGGGTTAAGCATGGAAAAACAATTTGAGATTCTAACAAAACTAAACTACCAATTAAAAAACAAAATAGTATGGAACAACAAAAAAGAAGCGCAGTAACCAATGTAACTGCCAACGGAACTTACAATGGTCAGTATGGCACATTGTACAAATTTGAAATCACCTTTGCCAATGGCGATTCGGGTGAGTACGCATCTAAAAGTGCGGATCAAACCAAATTCAAAGTGGGTGTGGAAACCGATTACACCATCACATCCAAGGAATTCAAAGACCGCATCTACTACAAGATTGCACCCGTAATGGCACAACCAGGTGCGCAAGGCGGATTCACACCAAAACCCAAAGACCCCGAAACGGACAAACGCATTACCCGTATGAGTGTATTGAAAGTGGCGGGTGATTTGGTCATCAATGGTGACATCAAATTACATGAGATACTTGCCTACGCACAAGTGTTTGAAAAGTTCGTGGTGGATGGTCAAGACACCTTGGCACAATTGAAACCAGTGTCTCACGATGACTTGCCGTTCTGATGAAAAAAATGATTGAGCAACTATCAGACACGATGTTGGAGATAGGGGGTGGCAATTACTGCCCCCTACAATTTCACATTGAATTAAAGGAATTGGCGGATACCATCAAGAACTTTCAGGACCAAGTAAAACCCCTTGCATTGACCGAAGCGGGTAAATGGCATGGGCAAGTGTACCACGGATACGAAATCACACGCAAGGCGGGTGGAGGTCGGTATAATTATGACCACATTCCACAAGTGATGGAATTACGGGCGGAGTTAAAGGAACGCGAAAAACTGCACCAACACGCCTACAAACAAATGAACCTTGGTATTTTCTTGAACGAACAAACGGGGGAAGTTTACGAACCCGCCCAGTACCTTCAAAATGAGGACACTATAATGTTAAAAGCGGTAAAATGATAATTGAACTAACACAAAATCACAATGGGCAACACAAATCCGTTTGGATTAATTCATTGGATATATGTTTTATGGAAATCGTATACAGGCCAGATGAGGTTTACACCAAAATTTTTATCCGAAGTGGAAATGGAACATTTGGGGTGATGCAAACACCTGATGAAATTATGGAACTAATAAAAAACGCATGAAACAAGCCATTAGAACGATTTTAATTGTGTGGGTGGTGTATGTGTGCATTTCATTCATTTTAGGCGATTACAACGCGTTAAAATGGACACAAGACCAAAGATTGGCAATGGTAATGATTTCCATGTTAGTTTATGGAATCACTTATTACATCGAAAAAGAAGAAAACATCTACAAATGAGAAACATCATCATTGTATTTTTAACCATCATTAGCGGTTTGACTTATGGATGGTGTATTGTAAAGTATCCACAGACCGCACAAATCATTGCGGGTGGTATTGGATTCGGATTTTTATTTTTAGCGATGGTGGCCTTGTATGAAACAAAAAATGGGGGGCATCGGCATCCCCCCACTAATCCCATGAAATGACAAATAACAAGAACGGATTGTTGCAAAGATAGTTCTTTTTTGTATATTTGTACCGCATTACAGTTATGTCGCAGATAACTTGGAAAAATCTTTACAACCCCATTCAGTTTTTGGCACTGCGACCGCCATTAATTGTTTGGGGTTTTATTTTATGGCTACGGATAAAAAATCCTTTTTACTCTATTGTGATTTAATACACACAGTTGACCAATTGACCAACGAACAAGCGGGTGACTTGTTCAAACATATTTTGAAATATGTCAATGACCAGGATCCGCAAACGGACAATGTCATTACCCGCATTGCATTTGAACCAATTAAACAAGCATTGAAGCGTGATTTGTTGAAATACGAATCAATCAGGCAGCGTAATTCCGAGAACGCTCGCAAGCGATGGGATGCGACCGCATACGACCGCATACCAAATGATGCCAAAAATGCCGATAATGATAATGATAATGATAGTGATAATGATATAAAAGATAATAAAGGTGATTTGGTTATTTCAAAAAAAGAAATGAAGGAACAACAAGCCCCCCGCCCCGCCGTTCAATTGGAATACGCAGATACATTTGATTTGTGGTTCAAGTACAAACAAGAAAAACGGCAAGGATACAAAAAGACGGGAATGGAACAGTTCATTAAGACCATGGAATCCAAATACACGCCTGAACAATTTAAGAAGTGTGTCGAATACTCAATTACTCAAAATTATCAAGGTGTATATGAACCAAAAGATTTGAATAAAATTGAAGAAAATACAATCAAACAACCGAAAATTGCAACACTATGAACATTGAACGAATGATTTTAAGCAATGTATTGTTTTACAACGATGCAAAACATTTCCTTCCACGCATAAACAAAAATTGGTTTACTGATAAGGTATCGGTGAAACTGATTGAGGTTATGACGGATATGTATTACAACAACATTGAGATTGATTATGTGAGTTTATCAAAGCACTTTGAACGCAAAGAAGTGATTGAAATAATTCAGTTGCAACAAGAAGCCAGTGGAATCATGGATTTGAAACCACACTTACTGCAATTGGAATACGAATACATCAAACGCCAAGTGGTTGCGGGGGTGTTGGCATTAAACATTGAAAAGGATTTGGAAGGTTTGGTTGGTGACATTCAAAAGGTGTTGGATGAAACCACATTTTCAACACACAAAGAACCATCAAGTATTGTCAAGGTGACAAACAAGGTTGTGGATCAAATTGTGTACAACGCAGAAAAGGGTGGAATATTAACGGGTAAACCAACGGGGTGGCAATTTTTGGATAAGTACATTGGCGGTTACAACGAAGGGGATTTGATTGTAATGGCGGGTAGACCTGGAATGGGTAAAACTGCAATTGCACTTACATTGACCAAAGAGTTTGCACAACGCGGTGGAAAGGCATTATTTATTTCCCTTGAAATGAGCAACGAACAATTGGCCAAAAGATACATTTCATTAATCGGTGATATTGAGAATTGGAAGATTCGCAACGGGGTGTTGAAGTCACATGAGATTGAACAAGTGTGCAATATCGCAAACAACCAACGGATTGAATTTTTTATTGATGACGATGTGGATTCACGCATCGCCCAAATCAAAGCAAAGGCGAAGTTGCACAAATCCCGCAAAGGTTTGGACTTGCTTGTGATTGATTACATCCAGTTGATTAAAGGGACAAAGACAAACCGCGAACAAGAAGTTGCAGAGATTTCACGAACATTAAAATTGTTGGCAAAGGAACTCAAAATCACGGTGATGATACTTGCACAGTTATCCCGCAAATCCGAAGAAAGGGCAGACAAACGCCCCATGTTGAGTGACCTCCGTGAATCAGGTGCAATTGAACAAGATGCGGACATCGTGATGTTTCCATTTAGGCCGATGTATTACGAACAAGATAAACCCGAAGTGGAGGAAGCGGAGTTGATTATTGCCAAAAATAGAAACGGCGAATGTGTAACCATCCCAACATATTTTGAAGGTAGGTATACAATTTATCGGGAAAATTTAACACCACGACAATTTTAATAATAAAATACTATATTTGTAGGGACAAATGAAACAAGAAACAAGAACGGTGGTTATTGAGTTGCTAACTAAATACCCCACATTTAGAGATTCGGACGAACAATTGGTTGCATGGATTTGGGGTTTAGAAATGAACGCCAAAGGTTATTCAACTGGCAATCTTCCAACACAAAAATTCTTACGCATTTTGGCGGATGGACAATTAACATCAAGTGATTCCATCACAAGGATGCGAAGAAAGGCACAAGAAGAACACCCCGAATTGCGTGGTGCGAAATACAACCAACGCCAAGACAGACAATCATCAGTTAAAAAGGATTTAGGATATTAAAAAATGACAAATAACAAAAATATGAAAAAACTATTATTAGCAACATTACTTATCGGAATGATAAGTGGTTGCACGGAACCAACAGTATCATCAAAAACTACCAACTACACAATATCCAGTGAAGGTAATTTAGCATCAGACCCGCTTGAAGTATGTGTAATTGAAGGATGTGAATACTTTATTTGTAAGAATTACAAGGGTAATATTCTATGTCACAAAGGAAACTGCAAAAACCCAATACACAAGGGAGGTAACTAATGACAAACAATAAACAACAAACGGCAGTGGAATTTATTCAAGAACAATTAAGGAAATATGTGCGTTATGACAATCTTGATAAAATTTTTGAACAAGCCAAAAAAATGGAGAAGGAACAAATCGCCAAGGCGTTTGATGATGGTGATTACAATTACCACTATTCACGCAAAACGGGAGATGATTTTGAAGATGGAAAAGAATACTACCAAGAAGTTTACGGATGATTAAAGTACACGATAAGCAATGGTTTATTGACCGCATTGGGAAAAGGATTTACAGAGAAAAAAATGTCTGTAATTGCGAAGTGTGTACCACAGTTCACAAAGAAGGATTAATCATCACCGATGAACAACACGCAAATTATTTATACGATTGTCAGGAATTAGATTTAATTTACTATGAAAACACCAATAGAAAGATTCGTTGAGTGGTTGGAAGAAAACCACCCCGAAGCAGTACCAGGACCCGAAGTGATTCACCACCTGAAACGATTAGAACAAATGGACCAACAAATGGCATACAATGCGGGTTTCACAAAAGCCAAGTCATTGTACCTTGATGCTGAATGAAACATCTTGAAAGCCGTTTACAAGTCAACTGCGTTAAGTGGTTTCGGTTGGCATACCGCCAGTGGGCAAACCATTTGATTCATGTTCCCAACGGAGGATCACGAGATTTGCGAACGGCTCAAAGATTAAAAGCCGAAGGAGTATTGCCAGGGGTGGCCGACCTTGTGTTGTTCATCCCTAACAAAACACACCACGGGTTATTTATCGAACTTAAAATCAAACCAAACAAGCAAAGCACACACCAAAAGGACTGGGAAAAGTTAGTCACTGCAATGAATTATGCCTATGTGGTTGTATATTCGTTTGACGATTTCAAATTGCAAATAGAATCATACATTGGTAACACTTGAAGCCATAGCGAAAAGGCACAACGAATGGTTGAAGATTGCCAAATACCTTGGTGCAACGGGTGATGAATCGGATGACATGGTACAATCAATGTATCTCAAACTTGCAGAAATACAATTGGCAGAAGGAAATTTCACACGGCTAACAAACCACCACGGAACAATCAACACCATCTATCTTTTCAAAATGCTTCACAATGCGTTTATGGACATCAAACGAAGTCAAAAGAACACAATACCCCACCAAGACCATTTTGTCCCCGTAGAAAGCCCCGAAATGGCTGAAATGGCACATTCTGATTTGATGGGTGAGGTGAAGAACGCAATTGATGAACTCCGTGACTATGACCAAATGTTATTGGAACTTCATTTTGTGTATGGGCATAGCATGAGGGAGATAGAAAAACGCACGGGGATTCCAACACATTCTGTGTTTAACTCCATCAAGAACGCCAAACAATTTATCAAACAAAGGACACAAAACAAATACAAGATATATGCAGAAGAAAAAAGACACACGGAAACAGTTTACCGAATCACGACCATCCATCGGGGTGGGGGATATGATTCAGAAGGTAACGAAGGCCACGGGGATTGAATTTTTAACCAAGTTTGTTGCAGGGGAAGATTGCGGATGCGATGCCCGTAAACACAAATTGAACAAGATATTCCCAAACCGAAAACCATTGTGCATGACGGAGGGCGAATACGATTGGTTTACACATTTCAAATCAGTAAATTCCACCACCTTATCACCGATGGAAGCAGACCACCTATCCAAAATGTGGTCACGGATATTTCAATCAAAGAGAATTTACAAGCCGTGTACTTGCAACCCAAAGGCATGGCAAACCATGATTAACGAGTTGACCCAAGTTTATGAAACTTATCAAGTGCAAGAATGAATGTGAAGTTTGTGACCATTACAAAGTAAGCACAGAAGAAAAAATCAACCCCACTGGACCACACATAGATTCCAATTTAATTTATATTTGTGATAAGTGCAAAGTTAGGTTTGCGGATCGCGAACGATGGGGAGAATGGTTAAAACAAATTAGGCAACTGAATGAAACCACACACTAAAATTTACATGAACCATTTCGGGTACGACACATCCGATTTTATTCCATGCGAAGTGTGTGGCTCAAAAGCCGTGGACATAAATCATATTGATTGCCGTGGAATGGGAGGGAGTAAAACAAAAGATACCATTGAGAATTTACAAGCACTTTGTAGGCCATGCCACATCAAGTATGGTGACAAAAAACAATATCGTGATTTTTTAATCATCACACACCAAATAAAAATGAACAAATGATTGAAGCGTACAATATAAACGACATTCATCCCAACGATGCAAACCCAAGGTTCATTAAGGATTCCAAGTTTGAACAGTTGGTAAAGTCCATTCGGGAATTCCCCGACATGACGATGGTTCGTCCATTGATTATCAACCAAGACAACATGATTTTGGGTGGCAACCAAAGATTTATGGCAATGAAAGAACTTGGGTTTACAACCGTACCTTGCCAAAAAGTTGATTGGAGTGCAGAACGCCAAAGAGAATTTTTAATCCGCGACAACACCAATTACGGATCGTGGGATTGGGATGCACTTGCCAACGATTTTGACGCGGACGATTTGGAAGATTGGGGATTGGAATTGCCAAAAGTTATTGACGAAGTAGAGGATGAACCAAAGATTGATACCCAAAAAATCACATTGGAATACACCCCCGATGAATACAACCAAGTAAAAAAAGCATTACAAAAAATAGCATCAACCCCCGAACAAGCAGTTTGGAAATTATTAGAAATATGAAAGCATGGAGAGAAACCCGCGACACCATACCACATGACCAAGTGTGGGTATTAATTGACACCAAAGAGGTTGCCTATATTTTAGACGGGCAATGGTATTTGTCAACAGATGATTCACCAATCAATCCACCCTATATGTGGATGCCCATTCCTTTACTACCAAATGATTAATCATGACCCCGAAAAACAAAGCGAAAGAACTGGTTGACAAATTCACCTTGGTTGGATTGCAACAAAGAAACGAAGGGATTCAATGCGCGGTGATTGCGGTTACTGAAATTATTTCTGTAATTAATCCCGAAACAAATTTTGCAACTTGGTTATTTTGGAAAGAGGTAAAACAAGAAGTTGAATTAATTGGAAAATAATTGGACAAATATGCCAAACGAACAAAACTTAATTCCACCACCACAACCTGGTGAAGTACGCAACCCCAATGGCAGACCAAAGGGAAGCAAGAACCGAAGCACCATCGCACGGAAGTGGTTGGAGGTAATGCAAGAAAGTAAAAACCCCATCACGGGTGAATTGGAAAAACTATCCCAAGAAGATTTAATAACCCTTGCAATGATACACAAGGCAAGGAAAGGTGATGTGGGTGCGTACAAACAATTGATGGATTCGGGATTTGGTATGCCCACCCAACAAATTGATGTTACCACCGAAAAGCCAATTTTCAATGGTATTGACTTGGATGTGAAATAATGCTTCAAAAAACCACCGCCCAAACCAAGATTTCACAACTGCGAAAGCGGGTTAGAATTGTGCGCGGTGGAACATCATCATCAAAAACATTCAGTATCATTCCCATGCTTATCACATACGCGGTGCAAAACCCAAAGTGTGAAATTAGTGTGGTGTCCGAAACCATACCGCATTTGCGAAGGGGTGCAATCCGTGACTTTCTTAAAATCATGGACATGGTTGGAATGTATGATGTAAACAAGTGGAACAAATCTTCACTGACTTACACATTCTCAAACGATTCATACATTGAATTCTTTTCTGCGGATCAACCACAAAAGTTGAGGGGTGCAAGGCGTGATGTTCTATTCGTAAACGAGTGCAACAACATAGATTGGGAATCATACTACCAATTATCAATTCGTACAAGAAAGTTCATTTACCTTGATTACAACCCAGTGAGGGAATTTTGGGTGGATTCGGAACTCATTGGCGACCCTGATTCCGAAATGATAATCCTCACATACAAGGACAACGAAGCGTTGGACCAATCCATCGTGGCGGAGATTGAAAAGGCCAAAGAAAAGGGGAAAACAAGTAGGTATTGGGAAAATTGGTTCAGAGTATATGGGCTTGGTGAGATTGGAAACCTTCAAGGGGTTATCTTTTCCAATTGGCAAACCATTGACAAGATTCCCGAAGATGCAAGGTTACTTGGTTGCGGTGTCGATTTTGGTTATACAAACGACCCTACGGCCATCGTTGCCGTATATGAGTACAATGGTCAACGAATCGTTGATGAGGTCGCATATCGCACGGGAATGCTTAATTCGGACATTGCAAAGGCATTACCCAACTTTGTGCCAGTGTATGCGGATAGTGCAGAACCAAAATCAATTGATGAAATACGCAGATACGGCATCAGAATCAAGGGCGTGACCAAAGGAAAGGATTCCATCAACTACGGAATTCAAATCATGCAATCACAATCGTATTTGGTTACATCCACATCCACAAACCTAATTAAAGAACTGCGCAACTATTGTTGGGATACGGATGCCCAAGGGCGTACAATGAACACACCAACGGGTACAGACCACGGAATTGACAGTTGGAGGTATCACGAAATGATGGCACTTGGGATCCGTGGGAACTATGGTCAATATGATATTAGATAAATAAATTGTTTATTTCGTGTGGGTTTCGTATATTTGCAAAGACAAATAATGAGGCACGGTAGTTTATTTTCGGGAATTGGTGGGTTTGACTTGGCATCCGAATGGATGGGATGGGAGAATGTTTTCCATTGTGAGTGGAATGAATTCGGTAAAAAAGTATTGAAATACCATTTCCCAAATGCCGATTCTTATGGCGACATAACACAAACGGATTTTACAAAATATGCAAACAGAATTGATATTCTCACGGGTGGATTCCCTTGCCAACCATTCAGCAACGCGGGACAACGCAAAGGAACGGAGGATGAACGCTACTTGTGGGGCGAGATGCTTCGAGCAATACAAGAAATTAAACCCAAATATGTCGTTGCGGAAAATGTCTTTGGTATCACGACTATTGATGGCGGATTGGTATTCAACCAGGTGTGCGTTGACTTGGAAAATGAAGGGTACGAAGTTCAACCGTTTATTATTGGTGCTGCAAGTAAAAACGCACCGCACAGAAGGGAAAGGTGTTGGTTTATTGCCCACTCCAAATTCAAGTCCAAGGGAAGTGACCGAGGAACAAACGATGAAGCGCAAGGAGATTTACGGAGGGGAAACACGGGCGATGTACTTGGAACATTTTGCAGCGATGGGAATGTTGCCGACACCGATGGCATCGGATTGCGGGGAAAAGGTGACGGGCTTGGAAAATCAGGATTCGTTGACAAAACGAGCAAGGGAAACGACTGGATCCATTTCCCAACTGAACCCCCGATTTGTAGCGGAGATGATGGGTTTTCCAACGAATTGGACGGAATTACCATTTCAAAGTGGAAAAAAGAATCACTAAAAGCATACGGAAACGCAATTGTGCCACAAGTGGCATATGAGATATTCAAAGCAATAAAAATGACAAATGGAAATTAAAGATTATCGTTACTCAAACGAATTAAGAACAAAGGCAAAGGCATTGCCAATGTATGAGGAATTCATCAAACTGGTTGATGATGACAAAAAGGTACAAAAGTACAACACCATCCAAGATATGTTATTGGATGCGTTCAAATGGGATGCAAGCCCACAAGGTCAGGACTATTGGCAATCGGTGTATGATTCAATTGTAATTATTGACCATCCAAGATGCCCCAAATGTAACCGACTTGCAAAAGTGACATTCAGCAAATCCAAGGGAAATTATCGGTGCTTTTTATGTAAAATAAACTACAAATGACAAGCCATTATCAGGAGGTGCATAACCTCAAACAAGAAATCAGGCGGATGCGGTTGCAGATGATTGAACAGAAATCGGACTATGACAATTTGGTCCGTGCGTTGAAGCGCGAAATCGTCCAACCCAAAACCGACATCAATTTAGAGCCAACCCCATGGCGTGAAGTATTACGGGCAATCTGTGAGGTTTACGACCTTACACCCGACACGGTGATAACAAGGTCAAGGAAACGAAGGCCGTTGTATGCCCGTCATATGTTTAACCACATTTGCAGAAAGCGTTTAGAAATGACCTTTGAAGAAATAGGGCTAATCTGTGGGCGGGATCACTCCACCATCATTTCATCAGTGCGTGAATTTGGGGATATTTTGCAGACCGATAAGGAAGTCCAAAGATACCATGCAAGGGTACACACCATCCTTCACGAAAGATTCCCGTAAACATTCGGGAATTTCTTCGTTTTATTAGTATATGATTGAAAACAAAAAGATAATTGTACCTACCGAACTGCGTGATGTAAAGTTGCATCAAATGATAACATACAACGGGTTAAAACCCGAAATGGATGATGTATCAAGGCAGTTGGAAGCGGTGGCAATCTTTTGTGACTTGACCATGTCGGAGGTTAAGAATATTCCATTTGACACACTGAAATACTGTGTGGAAAAAATCACAACGATGTTGGAATCTAAACCAACATTCACACCCAGGTTCGAGTACAAAGGCATTGAATACGGATTCATTCCAAACTTTGACGAACTCACAACGGGTGAATTCATTGACATTGAAAATTACTGCAAAGAACCAAACGACCTTTGGAAAGTGTTGTCTGTTTTGTATCGCCCCATTACCAAAAAAGGGCAGAATGGAAGGTATGAAATCATGGCCTACAATGCCGATTTGAACACGGCATTTAAGGAGATAGACGCGAACACTGCATTTGGTGCGATGCTTTTTTTTTGGAGTTTAGGAATCGACTTATTGAATTCTTTCCAGAAGTATTTGCGGATGGTGAGGAGGGGGGAAGTGGCGATGAAATACGCCTTACCAAAAAATGGGGATGGTTTGGAATGGTCTACCGACTTGCTAACAGAAATTTCCTCAACCTTGACAATGTGTATACAAAGCCCATTCAAACCGCTCTCATGTGGACCGCTTACGAAAGTGACATTGCGAAGATGGAACAAAAAGCAATTAGAAAAAAATGAACAATAATCACATAGGCACGGCATTTGAGTTGATGAAGGACATTGCAACCGAAGAAGGTTGGAATTATTCCCATGGTACATTGACCGAACTTGATTTCAAGGCGTTTTTGGTATTCCCATTGATGCATTGTTCGATTCAATCCGTAGCATTGACAGACCAAGTGGCAACCATTCAAATGAATGTAATGGTGGCGGATCGTGTGAACTTTCTGAAAACGGAAAACGAACAAGAAAACTTAATCACCGAGTATTCGGAATATGGGTACACCGAGAATCAAAACTACGGACACATCCTGCAAGATTTGTATGTGCGTTTTTCAAAAGGTTTGTGGCGTACCGAACAGAATTACTACAACCAAATGCAATACATTCGCCCAATTACTTTTCAACCATTTGTGGAAACAATGGACACGGTGTTGGGTGGTTATCAAATCACAGTTGGAATTGAACTGATTAACCCATGGGTGACTGATGGCGATTGCGTTTAAGAATAGCGAAGCCGTTGTTGCGGAGTATTCCAATAAATGGGCAGTTTCCGCCCGTATGATGTTGGAGGTAAAAAGACCACGCACATCCATCCGTGCCAAATGGAAAAAGGTTGGTGAAGGTTGGACACCAATTTCCGTTACCAAAAAGACATTCCGTGGAAACTATGTGGCAAGTGGCCAATTGGTGAACTCTATTCAACCCAATCCAAACGGAATGACATTGGGTATCACCATGAACAAAACGGGTGACTATGTGCAAAATGGCAGAAAGCCAGGTAAAGGCATACCACTTGAATCAATGCGTAATTGGACAAAGATGAAACGCATCCAACCCCGCGATTTGTCAACTGGTAAATTCAAATCCAAGGCAACTGCCGAGGGTATGCGGTTTGCAATGAACAGAAAGATAAAACACTTTGGCATTGAGCCGTTCCCGTTTGTGACAATGGCACGAACCGAGATACTACCATCATTCAACAAGGCGTTGACAAAAGCAATGGCACAAGATATTAAAAACAGATTTAAGCGATGATTTTCAACCAACAACCCGAATCAATAGTGGGATGTAATTCCCCAATCATGTATCAATTTTACGATGCACTTTATACATCCACAAAATTCTATTATCAATGTGATGTGTATGTTTGGAGTGGCACGGCAACAATTCCCGCAACGCCAAATTGGACCATTAACAGAAAGCCCGACCAATACGGAAGTGGGCGTGGATGGATTGACATTCACAAATTGGTGCAACAAGAAGTGACGCGTGATTTTTTAATCAATGGAACTTACAAACCAAACATCGGAAGCGGTGCAAAGCGATTTGCCGTAAAGGTACGGGGGGCATACTATGTTGGAACGACACTAACATTCACAAGTTATGTTACAAGCAATGTCGGTTTGGCATCTGCGGGATACGCTTACACTGCGGAAGGATTTAACCAAGGTTATCCAACCAAATATGTGTTCACAGACAAATCAAAGGTTACATTGACCACGGCAACACCAAGTGCGTATCTGTGGTATGATGCAAGTGTGATTACATCCATTGTGTGTGGAAGTGCAACCATTACCCCAAACACGGTAACTGGTTCGGACCAACTGATCCAAGGCATCGAATTAAAGCAACTAATCACTGCGGGTGGGACATGGGGTGCGGACATTAACATCACTTTTGTAAAGGCGGGTGATGATATTGTCATTCCCGTTGATTTTGTGTGCGAGAATAAGTACGGACAACAAGATGTTTTGTTCCTGAATAAATATGGGGTTTATGATTCGTTCCTTTTCAATGGTGTTTACAAATCCACCTTCGCAGTAACCAAAGAAAGATACGAACAACCCATATTCAAACAAACGGACATGGCCGAAGCATGGACATACGGGGTGGGAATTACAACGCCCTATTTGACCAATTCAGTTGAAACCATGACGGTGAACACGGATTGGATAAGTGAAAACGATGTTGAGGTGGTTGAACAAATGTTTTATTCCACAAACATTCTGATGTTGGATGGTAGCGCAGTATTGTCCGCACGGGTGATGGACACCGCATTTGAACGCAAAACAAGGGTAAACGAAAAGTTGATTTTGTACACAATCCAGTTGGAGTACAACCAACCGAAGATTAATAAAATGGTACGATGATAAGGTTTAGTTTACAAATTGACGGCACACCCGTTGACCTATTCAACGATGAATCCATTCCGCTTACAAGGCAGTTGAAGGACTTGATGAACCTTTCCACGGTTTGGACAGATTACACCAAGGATTTCCAAATCCCCGCATCAGAAACAAACAACGCCATATTTGCCAACTGGTTTGATGAAAACATGGTCATAACTGGGTGGAATCCTAATTTGGGAAAGGATGGCACAATCTTCATCCATGGTTTGCCCGTGTTTGAAGGTAGGGTTGAGTTGATTGGTTGCAAGTTCAAAGACGGATTACCACAACTTTACAACATCATTTTTTACGGCACTACCAAAAAGGTTTTAGACAAATGGGGTGAAACCTTGATGAATGAAGTGGATTGGAGTGATTACGACCACACGGCCAATTACGCCAACATTCTTTCTTCGTGGGATCAATCATTGGTAAGCGGTGATATATTGTGGCCGATTGCAGATTACAACCAAGGTTGGAGATATTCTAAACTCACGGGGGTGAATGGTAACATCTACCAAAGCCGTGGTGTTGAAGTGGATGATTTACGCCCCGCGATTCGATTGCGTTCAATGCTTGTAACTGCGTTTGCTGAAATTGATTTGACATTAAGTGGTTCGTTTTTGACACGCCCCGAGATGGATGATTTGTATGTGTTACCAATGCAAACCGCAGGTCCTTTGTACGACCCCGAATATACATTGCCAGGGACATCACACGCCTTTAATTCACCACAATCATTTACCGCAACATCGGGGGTATTGACATACACCCAATTGATATTCCCATCCATTGTTTCAAACCCATCGGGGAACTACAACCCCGCAACGGGAGATTACACAGTGAATCGTGGTGGGTTTTACCAATTCTCAATTGACACATTAAGCGTAACCGCCCCAGGTGTGCCATTGCAAAGTTTGGAAATTGCTTTCTTTGTGAATGGGAGGAAGTTGTTTGCCCCCGCAGCGGGTACATTTACCGCCACAAGCGGTCCGCGTGGATTCAGTTTCAACCAACAATTGAATGGTGGGGATGTTGTTTCGGTGCGTTATCGTGCCACGGGCAACTGGTCAACCATCTCAATTACATTCAAGTGTTTTAAAGCCCCACAAGGCATTAACGGAAACACGATACACATGGATGATGCAATGCCACAAAAGCCCATCAAGGACTTCGTGAATGGTATTTTACAAGGTTTTAACTGCATATTAGTACCCGTGAGTGAAACCGAAATTGAAATTCACAACCTTCAAGATTGGTTGGCACTTGGAACAACACGAAATTGGACAAAGTATGTGGATGTAAAGGATATTCAACACGATAAAATCCCAATTCCAAAAACCATTTCATTCACGCATCAAGAATCAACTTGTTTGGCCAATGCTTATTACAAGCAAATCAACAAAAGGGAATATGGAAGCGTCAAAGTTGAACCCGAAATTGATTATCCAACGGATGAATTTAGCGTTGAAACCCCGTTTCATATTATTGCCCCACAAGCAATGAACCAAGTGAACGCCAACGGTCAGATTGTACGCAAAAGCGAATTGAATCTTCCCGTGTTTATGGATCAAGATTCCAAGCCAGTGCAACAAGATTACACATTGTTTTACTACGGGGGTAAACAATCAGTTTCAGACACATGGTATTTTAACGGAAATGTGCAAATCGTTATGCCATTGATGACACCATATTCCGAGTACCCAACATTTGAAACAAGTTATTCAAACGCATTTGGATTGGAATTGTCATTGCGCGGAGATGCGCCCGTAAACACGATGTATAACATGTATTGGAAGGAATACCTTACCCGCATGTATTCAACGCAATCAAGGGTGGTTAAAATGACTGCAATACTACCCGTGGGGGAATGGTTGAACCTTAAATTGAATGACACCATCGCCATTTCATCAAATTATTACAAAATACAATCCATCCAATACGATATGTTAACGGAGGTTGCAAACTTGGAATTAGTGACTTATCCCGATGTGGATATCATGAGGTTCACAACCACTGGACAAAAGCCCGATTTTACCAACCCAACTGCAACACCATTTGGTGAAACTTATTTGAAGAATTATTCGGTTGCAAAGGGCATCATGAATTCATACAAGTTCAACGGCCAAGATTATTTGGACACCAACCAAGACATTGACTATAACCAAAACAATGTATTCAGTTTGGTTCAGCAAGTGAACAATGTACAATCCATTTTGCAGTTCAACCAAATCACGATGTACAGAACCACACCTACATCAAGAACCACGGATTCAACGATTTGGGACCCGATTCCAATGGAAACGACAGAAACGATTGGGTATGTGGATAACATCACATCAGATATGCCACTTGCAAAGTATGTGTGTACCGATGGAGGACAATATAAGTTCACGGCCATGTGCGCATTTGGGCAAAGTGGGAATAAACAAATTGAGTTTGAAATACAAATCAACGGCCTTGCAACCACCGCTTATGGATTGACTGATTCAAACCACCATAGCGTGAATTTGGAAACCATTTTGGATTTAGCACCCACGGATGAAGTGACATTTGTTTGGAAAAATGTAACGGGTGGAAGCCATACAATCGTAATTCAAAAAGCAAACTTTTTAGTACTGAAAAAATGATAACGCAGATAATTCAACTTTTACAATCACAAGA